CGTCACTCTCAGGCGACCTCTACATGCAACTACTCGGCTGGGTGTTGTCGGAAGGTCACACGGTGATGAGGGATAACAGGTTTGGCATCTCTCAAATGAAACCGCAGCATCGCATAACGATCGAAAAGCTACTCGATGATTGCGGCTTCTCCTACCGAACAAATGACATAGGGTTCTACGTCACGTCACCAGAATGGTCAACACACTTTTCCAAGTTTGGGCTATGCCGAGACAAGTACATTCACGATGAGGCAAGGAACGCATCGACAGATCAATTGGATCTTCTCCTTAACGCAATGATGGCNGGTGACGGGCATTGGGTATCTCAAACTGGTGGCGAGTATTACACGACGAGCAAACAGCTTGCTGATGATTTTGCCGAAATCGCGTTGAAGGTCGGATACATTGTGTATGTGAAGGCGCGCGACCGTGAGAATCGTGTGGGGTTGATATACGGTGTCAGCATCAAGAAAAAGAAGTCTGGCGGTACAGAACTTCTCACAGGCAACCACCTGTACGACGTTGACACCGAAACGAAACGCCGATCCAACATCAGCGAAACAGAGTTCAACGGGACGGTGTACTGCATCGGGGTTGACCGTACTGAAACCTTCGTCATCAGGCAGGGCGGTTCGGTTTGGGTGAGTGGGAATAGTGGGCATGAGTGGGTTAGAAAACGATTCAACCTTCCACAAGGCCCATCACCAGGTTCAAGCCGCGCCTTCATTCAAGCTGGCCTATATGACAACCCCTTTCTCGAACACGAAAACTATCTCAAAAACCTCGACCAGTTGGGTGCAGTAACCAAAGCTCAACTCGTTCAAGGCGATTGGCTCGCGACTTCAACAGGCGGCTACTTTCAAGCCGAAAAGTTCCGAATCGTCGGTTGGGAAGAACTCCCACACGCATCCGAATTCGTCGCGATCATCAGGTATTGGGACTTTGCCGCGACCGCCCCGTCCGAGTTAAATCCTGACCCTGACTACACGGTCGGGTTGAAAATCGGGATGACAGCAACCGGCTCAACCGACCCAACCTTGTCCGACTTTTACGTTCTCGACGTTGAACGGTTCCGTGGCGACCCCGGCGCAGTTGAAGCACGAGTCCGTGCCACCGCACTCCGTGATGGCCCGAAAGTTGTCCAATGGTTGGAACAGGAACGTGGAGCGGCAGGGAAACTCAACTTCCGAAACTATGCCGTGAACGTGCTACAAAACTCTGTCGCACGTCCCCTGTACGCAGTCGGCAAAAAGGAAGACAAGGCGAAGGTCGCAGCAGCCCGCGTATCTGAAGGCCGAGTGTTCCTCGTTGACGGGCCGTGGATCGGTGACTTCATACCCGAAATGGCTGTCTTCCCGCTCGGTTCCCACGACGACCAAGTTGACGGCCTCTCAAACGGTATTATCGCTATCGACCGTGAACGGATATTCGCGTCCCAAGGCGAAGTCCAAAAGGCGTCCCAAGACTATGAGATTGTGCGGCGAAGAAACCAACGCACGCCACGCTCCCATGTAGGGTACTGAAACATGATGATCCTGATTTTGAGAAACCCGCTAACCGTTATTCGTGAATGGTTACACAAACGACTCATCGCATCGACACCGCTCATATCAGGGTCCGAAGATATTCGACTCGACGCGCGGCTCCTACGAACGATCCATTTCGCACGCCGTCGCTGTTCCATGTTGGGCCACATTTGGGAAGTGGAAGAAATGACGACGATCGGGTCAAACGACTCAAACCACCTCTACCGATTCTCCCTCGTCTGCTGGCGCTGCTTCCCACATATCCAATCACGGCGTGTCGTTGAGTCCTACAATCTGTTTGCCGGATCCAGCAAGGAAACAAACTGATGGCGCTGCCGTTCATTGACAACGAGACTTCCCTCACCCGTGAAGCAGTGCTGCGTTCCGAACTGAAAGCACTCACTGAAGAATCCATAGCAATGAACCTGTACCGCGACTATTTCGACGGCAAACAGGAACTTGTATATTCCACCGTCCTGTTCAGCGAAGTTTTCGGGACCGCCTTCAAAGGGTTCAAAGACAACTGGATGAAAGTCATCATCAACGCCTGCAACAACCGACTCAAACTCTTGAACTTCCATTTCGATGACGACGACGATGACGACATTGCGAAACAGATTTGGAAAGTCCTGCACCGCAACGACATCGCAATCCAGCAAAAGACCTCCACGAAGGGATCATGGTTGAAGGCCGCGCGTTCGTGATCGTGTGGCCCGACCCGACCATCGGCGCACTCGTTGATTGGCAACCGGGACAGCTCTGCCGAGTGTTTTACGACCCTGACCGTCGCTCAGAACCTCTATGGGCGGTGAAGCGTTGGACAACTGAGACAGGCGAAATCTATGTCACGTTCTACACGCCAGAATATGTCTACAAGTTTTACGATCGTGGTGTAGGCAAAGGGCAAAAGAAGCCGTCGTCAAGTTCAGCGTTGACCGAAATTCCTGACGTTGGATGGTTCGGGAATCTGGAACAGCGCGACGTGCAAGGTGAAGTGTGGCCGCTCCCGAACCCGTTCAATCGTGTCCCTGTCGTTGAGTTCCCGAACACGTCATACAAGTCCGAGATTGAAGACGCGATTCCGCAACAAGACGCGCTGAACAAGACTCTGCTCGACATGTTGGTGACTGGCGAATTCCAAGCGTTCCGTCAACGCGCAATCGAAACCCTGTCTTCTGCGCCTGTCGATGGCTGGCAGGCCGGTGCCGGTGAAGTGTGGCAGTTCCGACCATCATTCGACGCAGACGGCAAACATCTCCCCGTCCAGTTCCACGAATTCGCAGTTGCCGATCCGTCAACCTATATGGCACCGATCCGCATGTGGCTCGAACATATGGCGTTAACGTCTTCCACCCCGAGTCGCTATTTCCTATCAGTTGACGCGGGCGGGCGTGGCGACGCGCCTTCAGGCGAATCACTGCTCGTTGACGACAAACCTCTCAATGACAAGGTAGAAGACAAACAGGACCGTTGGGATAGCAAATGGATGGAAGTGGCGCGGCTGATTGCGGTGGCATTGAAAATCAATTCCGCCGACTCTCTCACCGGCCATTCAGTTTGGCAAGACCCCCGCCACGACTATCGCCTGTCGAAACTTCAAGAAGGACAGGCAATGATCGAGATCGGGATTCCTGTCGAGTTCGTTATCAGGCAGCTCGGGTTCACACCGGAAGAAGAAGTGACTGTTTTGGCAATGATCGAGGAACAGAAAGCTGAACAGGAGAAGCGTGAACGTGAAGCTTTGGCTGTTGCGAAGACTTCAGGAACTGTGTCCGCAAATCAGCCCTCAACAGACATTCCTTCCACCACCGTTTCGTAACGCAACCAACACTCTTCTCCCGTAATGCTTCACAAGACTCGCGATGACGTACTATATTCGCGTACAACGCATACGAAACCCAGGAGGCTCAGGTGCGAAACATGCAACATCGGTGGACGAAACTTCCCATCATCCGGTTCTTCGGAGCTGAAGATGATGAAGGTAAAATCCCCGACCCCTTGAAGGGTGCAGAAAGCGACGATCCAGCTATTGACGACAAACCATCTGAGGACAAGTTCTCATCTGACTATGTTGAAAAGCTCCGCAAGGAGAACGCTGACCGTCGGATCGCGGCGAAAGAAGCAGGCGCTCGGGCAACCGCAGCCGAAACCGAACTTGCCAAAATCAAACAGGCAGAGATGTCCGATCTTGAAGCAGCAACGACGGCTCTCGAAACTGAACGTGTAGCGAAAGAGGAAGCAATCACGGCAGCAACAACTGCCGCTGCGACCCTCAAATCGGTACGCATCCAAAATGCAGTCACGATGGCTGCGATTGAGGCAGGTTTCGAAGACCCATCCGACGCTCTTTCAATGATCTCACAGGATGACCTCGTAGATGACGAGGGGAACATCGTGTCGGCAACAGTAACGAAACGGCTGAACGCTCTTGCAGCGAAAAAGCCGTACCTGTTGAAGGCACACCGGCCGGGACGTGGCGACGGCGGGCCAGCAGGGAAACCTGGTGACCCCGACACCCACGAAGGCAAAGCTGCCAACTACCTGAAACAAATGACGGAAACAGGTGGACGGGTGCCGCGGTAAAAACTGCGACAACCTTTTCCTCCTGGGAAAGATCAAACACATGAGAATTGACCAAGCACCAGAGGGCGGTAAATTCCGTGCCACTGCTGCGGCAGCTCTCGACGGAACCGCAGGAGCATGGGGCGATGCCGACATGCTTTGCGTCCAGTTCGACGGGAGTGGCGACATTGTTGTTGCTGCTGCTGGCGATAACTGTGACGGTGTTATCTGGACAAAAGAGGGACGCAAGTCCGTCACAGATGACAACAAAGTGATCGGTGGACGCAAGTACACCGTGTTCACTTTTGCGGAACTCGTTGAAGCAGAAATCGGAGCTTCCCCTGCACTGTCAGAGGGAGACACCGTATACGCAACAGCATTGGGCGACGTAACCATCAACGCCTTTGGCGTGGCGGGAGACATCTATATCGGTACTGTCCTCAAAGGCGGTTCGCGTCTAGTTGTCAACGTCAACGGCCGACCACCCCACGCATAGAAAGGAGCGTTCAAATGAGTAAGAAACTTCATATCAGCCGCTCCCTTTTGGATGCGGCAGTAACCAACCCACTCGACCATCTCGTGTCGATCTTCGGCGACGAGAACGGCCACAAGCTGTTCGGCGCAGACGAGGGCGAATCACCAGCAGGCTTCGTTTCCAGGACCGATCTTCTCGATACGGTTCCTGGTCAGCGAGGCATGACGACAGACGGCCAATCGGTCAACACGATTTGGAGCGACATGCAGGCAATGTTGAGTGCGTTCAACGCATCCAACGACGCCGTAGTGTCACTCTTGTCGTTCGAGACTGAACGTGCCAACGAAAAAGTCGGCGTCCCAATCAACCCAGGGTTCCAGAAGGCAACCGAGTTCGGTCGCCCTTCGAAGATCCGGTTCAAGAACATTGCGCGAGGGTTCCCCCTTTCGCACTTCGACTTGGGCGACGGGTACACGCAGGAATACATCGACGGTGCAGTCGGAGCTCAGCTCATGGCGGTACAGGCGACAGTACTAAACGCGTGGACTTCACTTGAACGTGAAGTTGTGATGGAAGCCGTGTTCAACAACACGAACGACACAGACCAAGACGGTATCAACGTCAAACGTCTCTACAACAACGACGGCGAGATCCCACCGAAGATCAAACGGTGGACACATACAGGTTCACACACCCACTACCTCTTTGGTGGTGGCGGTGGATTCGTCCAAGGCGATCTGGACACGATGGGTGAACATCTTGTCCACCACGGGTTCCGAGAGTTCGGGGACACATCGTTCATTCTGCTTGCGCATCGTGATGAAATGCCGACCATTCGTGGTTTTGCAAACTTCATCCCTGCCGAGACTTCCTCACAGCCTGAAGTGCTTGCTGGAGTTGTTGTCGGTGCGACTCGTAGCGCAAACGGTTTGACTGTCGAGGGCTATGTCAACGACTGGACAATTGTCGAGTTCAACGACATTCCTTCCGGCTACCTGTTCGGTATGGTTTCGGGCGGTCCGCTCGACACTCGCAACATTGTGGGCAAGAGGGTTCACGAGAACCCTTCGGCACGCGGTCTGCGACTGATCGAAGGTAACCGTCAGAACTATCCGCTGTACGACTCTGTGTATGACGGCTATGTCGGTGCTGGCGTCGGTCAGCGTGGCGCAGGTGTCATCATGCAAGACGCATTGGCCTATGCGGTTCCAACATTCAACGTTGGTGACTGAACGAGCTGAATAACAGTTAGATAAGTAGTTGGTCGGGGGTGGGCGAGGATCAAACCCTCCCCACCTCCATCAACATGACGAGAGGAAGATTTGATGACCAAGGAACTATCTGACGAAAAACGCACCCTCATGTCTGACGAGATTCGGCGTCTCAAAGGCATCGGGTTTCCTGAACTTGCCGCCCCGATCAGTCTCGCTCTCAGCGAAGGTGAATATTTCATGGGGGAAGGCGTCCCTGTCGGTGCCGAAGAAATCATCCCGCCACCGAGAGGCGCGAAGAAAGAGTTTTGGGTCGCGTACGCAATCTCGGTATCAGACATTGATGTCGAAGTCATCAAGTCGGCAACGCGTAAAGACATCATCGGGATGTTGCGTGCCAACTCAATAGATGTCGTACCGAAGAAGGTTGATGGCAAGTTGCGGAAACCGGCACCCGTTGACGATGGTGACGACGACGATGGTGACGATGACGATGGTGACGACGAATAGACCTTCACCCCATTTCAACGTGTCATGGTTTCTCGACCCCGTGACCTAAGATGACAACATGGCACTAGCAGCAGCAATCATTGAATTGATCCGTGACGAGATCGGGCCAGATTTGGACATAACCGACGAAGCAGAAACTCCCCCTGCCCCGCTCGGCGATTTGGAAGCGATCTACACCGACACTGATCGTGGCAACTCATCGACACTCCGCACTGCACTCATCGTGTGGAAACGTCGCTTGGCCGCACTTCAGGCCCGCTCGTTTGATGCAACAGCAGGCGGGTCGCTCATGGCAAGGTCTCAACGTGTCAAATTCATTCAACGCCGCGTCAAGGAACTCGAAATCCTTGTTGATTACAGGTTGAAAGGTGTGAACGAATCTCTAACGTCGGCTGCTGTCGCGAATGCCGACTCTGCGGAATTCTGATGGGAACCACCGTATCTGACAGCCTGCTTGCAGCCTCCATTGAACTGATGGAGTTTTGTGCAAGCGAAATACTCACCCACCGTGACGAAATCTACCCGCATGAAGCTGTCGGGATTTTGACTGCCGACGGGGCAACCTACCCTCTCATCAACCAAGCCAGATCATCGAAACGGTTCGAAGTGAACGAGTCGCAAGTCAAGGAAGCAATCGACGTTTTGAACGATGTCGGAAAAACTCCTGTCGCGATTTACCACTCCCACCCCGAATCAGCATCCGGCCCATCTCAGCGTGACATTTCACTCATGCAACGGATGCCTGGTGCGCTATCAGTCATTATTGGCCAAGACGGGATAGCAGGCTGGCTTTGGGACGACCAGTTACACTCGGTTGGCAAGATCCCGCTCCCTGAACGAAACCGGAATGACGATGGCAGGACTAGTTGACAAATACGAACTAGACGGTCTGCGTGAAGACATGTTGAACATGTTGGGCATGTTTGACGAAGGTGGGGTTGAATATTCAATCACGGACGCGAAAACTCTCGTAACGATCCACCGCATCATTGACATAGGCCCGATCAACACGTCAACACATCTCTACGATTCGCCGTCGTCCACAGTCATCTATTCCGGTCCGGGACGTATTTCACCTGTTACTTACCGTCGCGATCGTCAAGAGATCGGTGGCGAGGAAGCTGTCAGGATCCGTCAATACCGTGGCATCGTCCCGTGGGATGCAGGCGACATCCACATTAATGACATTCTCGGCGTCACGTTCTGTGAAGACCCACAATTCGAAGGCAAGTTTTTGGACGTGACCGACGTGTTGCTGGAATCTGAACTCGCAGTCCGGCGCATCTCGTTGGTCGATACTTCAAAGGACGTTACAGGACTCAACTGCTGATGGCGCAGCTTGGGAAACTCGCAGGCGATTCGGCACGGATGGGTAAAGGTGTTAGAGGTGCCGCCGCGATGCGTTCTGCGTCTCTTCAACCGATACAGATTCAGGCATACATGCAGGGGCAACGCACCGTCCGTGACGACCTTTACACAATATCTGTCATCACACCCCCAATGATTTACGCAATCACAGAGTTCTTTTCCGACCTCATGGTGAACACTGCGAAATATCTCCATACGCCAAACATCGACACAGGCGCAACTTTCGACTCAATTCAACGTTCAATAGTTGTGTCGATGCCTGGTGGCGGTACTTCAGTCAACGTGTTCGTGACCACCGACTATGCCCCGTTTCAAGAGTTCGGGTTTGTCCATGCCGGGTCTGGGCAGTGGATCTACAATCCATTCATGATTCCAGCAGCGGACCTTGTTGCGCCACTATTCGTTGACGCAATCACACAGGTTGCTGGAATCATTGCAGGTAGGAGATCATTATCAGGTCCAGCAGCAGCGTCACCGGCAGGGGGGATTTTGCAATCTGCACGGTCAGGGCTGTATTCGTATTCGAAATATGCTGGCGACATTCAAGTACTCGGTATCGGTGGACTGTCGAAATCCCGTGGCTATGCGTTGAAAGGCGCGCAAGGGATCGGGAACCTCCAAGCGGCACAGGCAGGCACTTTGGCGTCTCGTGCGTTGCGTGTCATTTCGGGCCGAGTCGGTGGAAAGTTCGGTCGTTCAGGTGTCGTGTCAGGGTTTGGTGGAGGCACGGCACTCACTGGCCCGTCGGCCCGCATCTACAACCGTGTCGGTGGCCGCATGTTCGGTTCGAAACTATCGGGTCTGAAATTGCCAGGGTTCTAGTAAGGTCACGACATGTCAAGAGCGTTACTTTCCCCCGTCGTGTCTGCATGTTTAACTATTGCTGCATCAGCTACGGGTCGTTCAGTCGGTGACGGTGTGGCCCCTGACTGTGACAAGCCGTACTCTGTTGTCCATGTCGTATCGTCACGCGCGTACACCGGCCCACTATCTGACGGTGAAGCGGACTCTGCTGACCGTATCCAATTTTCGTTCATCGGGTCGCATCGTGAACAGGCCGACTCGATGCGTGACGCGGTAAGAAAGGCTCTCACAACTGCTGCTCTCGACACCGAATTCGTCACACTGTCCGCGAACCGTAGAGTCCTCACTGTTACCCTCGACATTCCAAGAGGTGTCCAACGTGACGACCGAGGTCTCCCTGCCCCAATTTTCGTTGGCATCGACCAGTACATCATTGAAACAACACCGACACCATAGGAGAAAAATCATGGGAGAGACTTGGATTTTGGCGGAACATCCAGATTTGGATGGGCCAGCAATAAACGTGACGCTCAATTCGTTCGTCAAATTGTATGAGAAGAAAGGCTGGGTCGCGGTTGAAGATCCTGAAATAGCGTTGGCTGAGACACCGCGCGAATCAGAGGCCCGTGTCTTTAAAGCTGCGAAGGCAAACACACAGAAAAAGACAGCAACAAAGACATTTTTGGAGACATCTTCTGAGAAGAAGTAGGAATCTGGCCGTATCCATGTATGATTCGGTCGCAATTCAAGATGTTGCTTCACGAAAGGAAGTAGCCCCGTGGCACGAATAACACCTGACGGTTATACAAAGATTCACATTGTGAACTCAATTAGTTCTATCGCGGCACCGAGTGTTGCTGAAATTGCAGCCGGTACCGAAGTCACCCCGTTCCTGACCCCGGCCGGGTTGGACACACCCGAGGACGGCACGGATGCCGACATATCATCCATTGCTTCGCCCCGCGACTTCTCTGTCCCTGCCACTATTGGTGGTGAAATCTCTGGCGAGTTTTACCGCGACGACACCAACGACGACGCGTGGGATGCTGTTCCCCGTCTACAGGTCACAAACATTGTGATTTCAAGGTTCGGTGGGTCAGGTACCGACAACGCCATTGTTGCGACAGACGTTGTTGAGGTTTGGCCGGTACGGGTTTCGCAGCGTTCCAATGCTCGTGTCACCCGTGGTGAGGCACTCCGGTTCGTAGCGAACTTTGCCCTGTCAACCGACCCAACATTGGCAGCCATAGTCGCCGCATAGTTACTAAGACTCGTTGGCTCCATCTTGGCAACGCAAAGAACCTGTCCCGACTATGGTTGGGGCAGGTTCTTCCGTATGGAAAGGTAAACAAAAGTGGCAGACGCAAAATCAGAGACAGCTAAAGCAACGCAAGGTAAAGCGGCGAAGGCGCAGACGATAGCTGAAATCATGGCGAAAAAGAAGGCTGTGACGAAACGTGTCCCGATACAGGTCGATGGCGAAGTCGCTGACGAGATCCTGTCGCTACGGCGGCTCCATTCCGCAGCCCGAGACTCAGATCGTCTCTCGAACGACCCTGACAAGGCACCAGCGATCCAGAAGAAGATTGACGACCTTGTTACCAAATCTCAAGACACCATCACTGTCTTCATCTTCAAATCTGTCGGACGTGAAGCCTACGACGACATGATCCTTGAACATCCACCAACAGAGAAACAAAAGGACGACGGAGCCGATTTCAACACAGACACGTTCCCGCCCGCACTGGTTGCTGCGTCATGTGTCGAACCTGAAATAACACTCAAAGAAGCGAACACCATTTTTGCTTCCGACCAGTGGAACGGTGCCGAACTGCGCGAACTGTTCTTCGGTGCGCTCGGGGTCAACACCGAAACGGGTGATATCCCTTTGTCACGGAGCGGCTCAGACGGGACACTCAGTTCGCTGCTGAACTTGGTTTCTGCGTCGAACACGGAATCCCCTACTCTCTCTATGTAGGGAGAATCCAACAGCCAGACGAACCGTACTGGTTGCCTGCTGACCGCACAAAAGTCTTGGCATACCTGATTGACAAAAACACTCGATGTAAGGAATGTGGGGTGCATCGTGACGAGTTCGAAGCTGACCACAACGCGTATCATGCCGAAACTGTCCGCTGCGTCGGGTGTGAAAAGATCGAATGGGAACAGAAGTCGTGGGCAGACAATCCGACATCGGCGTATGGGTTGAAATTTCACCTTGTCAAAGCAAATCGTCTGCCCCCTAGTAGAGTTTCGCTCAGCCAATAGCCGCGATAAAGAAACGCCTGCATGTCCATAGATGCAAAATCCATCAACATTCACATGCAGGTTACGGGGCCGTTCGCCGGTCAAATGGCAGCGAACGGTGCCGCAGTTCAAACCTTCGGCAATCAAGCCAACGCTGGGATGGCGAAAGCCCAAACCGGGATGGCAAAGTTCGGGGTAGTCGCAGGCAAAGTCGCGCAAGGGGCTGGGATCGGGTTGGCTGTTGCGTTGGCGTTGAGCGCCAAAGCAGCGATCTCGTTCGAATCGTCATTCGCTGGTGTGAGAAAAACTGTTGAAGCAACAGAACCCGAATTCCAAGCTTTGGCGTTGGGGATACGTAATTTGGCGAAAGAGATCCCGATAGCGACTAAAGAGTTGAACGAGATTGCTGAGCTCGGTGGACAGTTGGGTGTTGGCAAGGGCGGGTTGATTGAGTTCACTGAAACGATTGCTGCCCTCGGTGTCACAACGACACTGACAACGGAACAGGCCGCTACAGGGTTTGCCCGCATCGACAATGTGATGAAGTTGGGGCAACTGTCGTTCTCGAACATGGGGTCTGCCATTGTCGATTTGGGCAACAACTTCGCCGCGACTGAAGACGAGATTTTGACGTTTGCGACCCGTATTGCACCTATCGGGGCGACACTCGGATTTGCGACAGACGAGATTTTTGCAATAGCGACCGCCTTCACATCAGTCGGTGTCCCTGCCGAACGTGGCGGTACCGCCATTCAAAAGACGCTCATCAAGATTGCGGAAGCGGCCTCAATCGGTGGCGAAGATTTGAAAACGTTCGCGAAAGTTGCTGGCACGACTGTTGAAGAATTCCAACAGCTTGTCAAGGTTGATCCTGCTTTGGCGTTCCAAAAGTTTGTGTCAGGGTTGGGTACTTTGGAATCTCAAGGCATGAACACGTTCGCGGTTCTCGATTCACTCAGCTTGTCGAATCAACGCGTCATCAGTTCACTGTTGGCTATGGCAAACGCTGAAGGTGTGTTGGTTGATGCGTTGAATATGGGTGAACAGGCGTGGCGTGACGACACGGCACTGATGAACGAGGCCGAGAAGCGGTACGAAACGTTTGCTTCCAAAGCGATCATCGCGAAAAACAAGGTCGTTGACTTCGGGATTACTATTGGGAACGACGTGTTGCCGTATCTGAGTGACTTCGTGACCGGGTTGAGTACGATCACAGAGTTCATTGCGAACATGGACCCGGTGTTGAGAAGGGTGGGGATGGTGGTCGTTGGGTTCGCTGCGACATTGACTTTGGCTTTGACGAAGCATCCAGCGATTCTCGCGTTGGGGCTGATTGCTGCCGCGATTTGGAAGATCGGGAACAATGCTGCGGAAGCTGAACGTAGGGTCAAACTTCTCAAAGAAGTAATGGAGCATGGGTTCGAGATAGAACTGGATGCTGCAAATTTGATCGGGCAAAAGAATCTTGACGTATTGCTTGCTGGCGGTTTCAAACTAGTCGATATCGAGCAGGCGATTACTGGAACAAAGGAAGACATGGATCGCTTCGTTACAGAAGCGACAGCGTATTGGGAGGCAACGGCGTCCGGAACCGATAAAGAATTGTTTTCGAATAAATTCATGGAAGGTTTTCCGTTCGGATCTAGTGCTTCTGAAACCTTCGATGAGATCAACACTGGGCCAGTAATCACTGCTCTCGACGCGGTAGCAGGTGCGCACGAAGATTACGGCAAAGTCGTTGAAGATGTCGCTGCAAAAGAGAAGGAGATAGCCGATCTTCGCGCCCAAGGACTCCCCTATCCGGGTCAGGCACGCGAAGTCGAGTTGCAAAAACGTCGGGAACTTTCCGCAGCTATAAGGCTTCAGGAACAAATGGAACGACAGTTCGGTGACAAAGGGGCCAACTTGAAACCGGCCTACCTTGAAGGTGTCTTCGATCTCGCCGACAGGCTCGAAACCGAATATGTCCAATCAATTCAAGACTCCTTTGCTGAAACGATGCAGG